GCATAGTTTCAAAATTTACTTTATAAATAGCTGGATGTTCTATATTTACATTAAAATGAGCATTACACCAATGTTTTATGAAATCTGTATTTAACTCCCCAGTATATGTACCTATCTTATTAGGAACAGGTTTTATATCTGGATAATAATTAGTTTGAAAAATAGTAGTTATACCAAAACCAAAATCTAGGAACATTATATGCCCACCAATATCTCCTTTTAGAGGTACAAAGTATGTTTTCATTTATGTAACCTCCAATATAACTGATGAGACTTTCTAGGTCTATCATACCATTTATCAAACTTTCTTAAACAGCGATATGTATTATCCCCAATATTTCCCGGCACCATACAATATTTAGGTTCCCATGCTTTATACTTTATAGGGTTATTTTTATATACCCAGTTCCAATATCTTGTACTCATTTTTTATATTATTCCTCCAATTATTTGAATAATTATACTCTAGTTTAACATGAATGTCAAGTAAAATTTTTCAGTTCCTTTACCCCAGTCAAAAACTTTTTTAACAAATAGATCTACATTTGTAAAATTTTTAACTTTTAGGCTAGACAGGTACGATATTTTTTGATATAATTAAAAAATAATAGGAGAAATTACAATGAGCAAGGATTTATTAGACGCAGATGCTGGCATCAAGCTTGCACCCGAAGTCTTAACAGTAATTAATAGTTACTTACAAACTAATGATATTGATAGCACATCAAATATTCTAGGAATTCCTCGTGAAAAAATAATTACGTACTTAAATAAAAAAGAAGCAAAACGTTATATAGATACTATATTTTTAGAACAAGGCTATCTAAATCGTAACAAGATTGTCGACGCAATGTCTACGATAATAGATCGTAAACTCGAAGAGTTAGAAGAGGCAGAGCTTGGTTCAAATAAAGATATAGCAGATCTATTACAAATTATGCATAAAATGCGAATGGACGAAGTTAAAGTAATCCAAGCAGAACAAAAAGTTAATCCAGTACTACACCAAACAAATGTACAAAATAATATAAATACTGAATTTGGACAGAACTACAGTAATTTATTGGATAAACTGAGTAAATAAAGGATACATGTTTATATGGAAATAAGCAGAGCGGATATCAGCGGAACTGAGTTAACAGAATATGGAAAGGCCGATAGATTTTTAAAGTTACCTATAGATAGGTATATGGAACTATTAGGAATATCTCCAGTACCTCCTCAGATAGCGTTAATTAATGCTATTCAAAACCCAACATATCGTTTCGTAACAGCAGTATTAGCCCGTAGAACGGGCAAGTCACTAATCTCCAATATTATTGGTCATTTAGTTACTTTAATGCCTGGAACTAATATATTAGTTATAGCCCCAAATTATAGCTTATCTGCTGTAAGCTGGGATATTCAACGCAAATTGATTAAGACGTTTGAAATAGAAGTAACTAAAAGTAATGCAAAAGACAAAATAATTGAACTTGGTAACGGATCTACTATTAGAGTTGGTTCTGTAACACAAGTAGATAGTGTAGTAGGCCGTAGCTACGATTTGATCATATTTGATGAGTGTGCTCTTAATAATGATGGTGAATCAGCTTTTAACATTCAATTACGCCCAACACTAGATAAAACTAATTCAAAGTGTATATTTATTAGTACACCACGTGGTAAGAACTGGTTCTATGATTTTTATAAACGTGGATTCAAAGATGACTTTCCTACTTGGTGCTCAATACATAGTACATATAAAGATAATCCTCGATCTAAGCTAGAAGATGTTGAAGATGCTAGAAAGTCTATGTCATCTGCAGAGTTTCAACAAGAATATGAAGGAGACTTCATTGCCTTACAAGGACAAGTATGGAGTCTTAAGAAAGAAAATATTATTGAGATTGATATAACTAAGCTAGAGATACTTGATGTTATAGCTGGTATGGATATGGGTTTCAGAGATCCAACAGCAATTGTTGTAATTGGTACTGATGGTCATGACTATTATATCTTAGCTGAGTACTTAAAGAAAGAAGATGCAACATCTCAATATGCAGCAGCAATACAAGCTTTAATTGATGAATGGAATATTGATTTCATTTATATTGATTCTGCAGCACAACAAACACGATATGATTTAGCATATGATTATGATATAACAACTACTAATGCTAAGAAATCAATTTTAGATGGAATTGGATATGTAAGTAGTATTATTGAACATGATAGACTATTTGTAGATGAATCATGTACACATGTAATAGAATGTTTAGATAACTACGTTTGGGATGATCGAGAAGGATTACTTAACGAAAGACCTAGACATGATAAATATTCACATATGGCTGATGCGATAAGATACGCATTATACAGTCATTCTTATAATGTAGACGTAATTGGGAGTTAATAATGGCAGTAATTGCAGCAAGTATACAAAAACAAAGTAAAAGAGATATGATAGTTACTTGGACTCCATTAGCTAATGGAGATACAGGAGAAGTAGTTAATAATTTAGAAAATAGATATTCTACAGTACAAATCGGTGGTACATTCGGTGTAGGTGGAAGTGTAAACTTAGAAGGTAGTTTAGATGGTAGTATTTGGACTATATTACAAGATCCAAGTAATGTAGCAATTACATTTACTTCAGCAGGTATGGTAACAGTTAGAGATGTAGTAAAATTTTTAAGACCAAATGTAACTGCAGGAGATGGAACAACAGCATTAACTTGTATACTATTAGCGAGATAATAATATGGCAGCAGCAAAAATAAACTTAACAATAGAAAAAGGCGCTCGATATTTTAAAACATTTATCTGGCGTGATAAAGATAAAACACCAATATCTTTAGCCGGATTATCTGGTAGAATGCATATTAGAGAAACTATTGATGATACAGCATTTGTAATTGAACTAACTACTACTAATGGTAGAATTCAATTAGAGAACTCAGCAGAAACTGGTAGAATTGACTTAATTATAGGTGCAACACTAACAGATGCACTAACAATAACAACAGGAGTATTTGATTTAGAATTATATAATCAATCAGATCCCGATGATGTAAATAGACTTATGGAAGGAGTCGTTTCAATAGTAGAAGGAGTTACAAGATGATAGCAAATTTAAAAACACATAGAGTTTATCCAGAAGTTATAACTGATACAATTACTGGAGAATGGGTTGGAAAACTTATTGCAGGTAATGGTAAAGTGGAAGAAGAATACTCAGGACGAGTACTAGTTGAAGGTAAACACTATAGAGAAATACGAGCTGAGGCTGCGAAGGCAGCTCATGCTAAATTTAATTTAATAATACAAAAATATGAGGTATAAAAAATGGCATTAGGATACAATGTTACTTTAAGAAATAGTCGTCTAGACGAAATTACAACGTTAATTGATGCCGGAACAACTGGTGGATTTTTAAGAATTTATGATGGTGCAAGACCTACAACAGGTGGAGCCGCAACTACACTTCTAGCTGAACTTAAATTTAGCACAATTTCGTTCCCAGCAGCAGCCGCTGGCGCTATGAGCGCGAACGCAATCACCGATGATACATCTGCAAATGCAACAGGAACAGCAACTTGGTTTAGAGTTGTTGATGATTTAGCTGTGCACGTAATGGATGGAGATGTTGGAACATCAGGATCAGATTTAAACTTAAATAGTACAGCAATCAACATTGGTGTTAACGTTTCTGTTACACAATTTGATTTAACAGCTGGTAACCCATAAGTATAGGAGTATAAATAATGGCATTTCCAAGTGGAGAAACTAAAGATACTCTAAGTAAGGCATTTACGGATACTCAAACAGCAGCACGTAATATAAAACAAGGTGCAATTGATATTAGAGATACTACTTTAGCTGGTGATATAACACGTAAAGTTATTATGGAATTTAATACTACAATTGCAGATTCTTTAGATACTTGGAATAGTGCGTCTGCAAAAGTAGGAATTGAACAATATGCTAAAGATCAATTAGAAGATCAAACACTTACAATAGTTACTGACTTTGTAAGTATGAAAACAACAGCTGAGGCAACACGAGACTGGATTATAGCTAATTTCCCTAATACAGGAGGATTATTATTAGAAC